CCCCGTCGCTGCACTGCGCAGTGGGTAAAGCCTGATGGCTCATCCCAAAGCAGAACAGCGACGGGGCTTCTTTTTTGTTATGAAAACCTTCCCCCAGAAGGGCGCAACGACCCAGCCCGCCCAGAGGGCAGACTAAAGGACAGTATAAGTTGTTGGTTCAGGCGGAACCGGGCAGGGCATCAGGTTCCCAGCCCAGTGCTTTCAGGCGTTTCAGGTAACCATGTATTTTTCTGTCCCTATTAAAAGAATCGTAATAGTCAGAGCCCAAATCACGAAATGGCACGTTGTTTCTAAGCATGTGGTATATGGCGATTAACATGGAATGAGCGACTGCAAGTGTAGCACGGTTCTTGCCTCGCCTTGCTGCGATCCGCTGGTATTGCGCCGAGAAATAAGACCCTTTTACAGAACGTGCAGATTTTGCGCATTGGGTCAAAATCGTCTTGAGCGGCTTGTTTCCTTTTGTCGTTTTTCCGTGCTTTCGCCGTCCCGCGCTCTGGCAGTTGCCAGGACAAACCCCAGCCCAGGAACAAAGATGGGCAGCACTGGGAAATCTGCTCATATCCAGACCAATTTCCGCCAGAATCACCTCGGCGCTGCGCCGGGCGATGCCAGGAATATCGCAAAGAGCAGTAATTGCCGCTTCATATTCATCCATGTAATCCTGAACTAGTTTGTCCAAGTCGGCAATACGTCTATTCAAATCGTCGATATGGTCTATGACCTGTGCCAGCAGCTTTCTTTGAAGCGGTGTAGTGATTCCCTCAATGGCCGTCACAAGTTGTCCCAGCTTGGAGCGCATCCGCCCGTGGATCATCTTGGATATTTCCTCCTCACTGGTTGGGACATCATCTTCAATGATCTTTTCCAACAGCTTTCTGGCACTCTTTCCGTTGATGTCTTTGACCACAGAGTCCAATTTGATGTTGGCGCCTTCCAGAATCTTTTGTAGACGGTTGGTTTCTCTGCACCGTTCCTCTGTCAGGCTTTTTCGGTAACGGGTAATTTCACGTAGCTCCCGCTGTTCCCGGCTGGGGATATAACTTGCTTTCAGCAGTCCGTGGCGGAGCAGATCCGCGATCCATTCTGCGTCTTTCACATCTGTCTTACGTCCGGGCAGTGCTTTCATGTGCGCCGCATTGACAACTATGGCATCCAAATCCATCAGCTCAAACAGGTTATACAGTGGTTTCCAAAATACGCCCGTGCTTTCCATGGCAATTATTTCACAGCCTGATTCTGTGAGCCAGGTTGCCAAAGACTTGATTTCGCTGGTCGTTGTGCCGAATTCACGCAGGCTCTGCTCTCCGCCCTGATTCAAACAGGCCACGATGATCTTCTTATGCACATCAATCCCACAACAACACCGATAGACAACTTCCATAGCCCTACACTCCCACAAAAGTTGTCACGGCGCGCTCTCCTAAAAGCGATTATTTTGCTATACGTCCTTTACTGCCGTTTGGCTGGGACAATTTGTGGTTCAACAGGAGAGCAAAACCAGTTTTATGCGCGCGCTCATAGCGGCAAAAAAAGCCGATCTTGTGCCGTGCATCTATATTTTACCATGCTGTCCTGCCTGCTGCACCTGGTTTTCATTCATCGTGGTGCAAGCATGTAATGCGGCATGAAGTTTTATGCCCATTTTCAAAAATACACACTCAACTTTCATCGATTCAAGGAGGAAAATCTATGGCTTTCATCAATCAGGCTGTCACGGTTCTTCAGACGCTCGTTATCGCCCTCGGCGCAGGTCTCGCAGTGTGGGGTGTTGTCAACCTCATGGAAGGCTACGGCAACGACAACCCCGGCGCTAAGTCTCAGGGCATCAAGCAGCTCATGGCTGGCGGCGGTGTGGTGCTGATCGGCACGACCCTCATCCCCCTGCTCTCCGGTTTGTTCGGCTAATCCACGGCAAGCCCAGCTTAACCGAAGGGTGGTGAAATATTGGGCAGCATTTTAGAAAAGATCGAACAAGCTCTCAAGGATATGCTGATCGGATGGATCGAGAGCAACCTGACCAATATGTTCACCGATGTCAATGAGAAGGTAGGAACGATTGCCGCCGAAGTTGGGCAAACACCGTCCGGCTGGAACGGCGGCGTGTACCAGATGATCCGGGGACTATCCGAAAACGTGATAGTCCCCATCGCTGGCATCATCATCACCTTCGTTTTGTGCTACGAGCTGATTTCCATGATCACCGAGAAAAACAACCTTCACGACATGGACACATGGGTGTTCTTCAAGTGGTTTTTCAAGGCGGCTGTGGCGATCTACCTCGTGACGCACACGTTTGACATCGTGATGGCAGTATTCGACATCGGGCAGAACGTGGTTTCCGGTGCAGCAGGAGTCATCCACGGCAACACCAGTATTGATATTGATTCGACGATTGCGCAGATGCGTACCGGCATGGAGAACATGGGCGTCGGAGAACTGCTCGGACTGTCGATAGAAACGCTTCTGATCAGCCTGTGCCTCAAAATCATGGCAATCCTCATTACGGTCATCCTCTACGGGCGCATGATTGAGATTTACTGCACCGTGAGCATTGCGCCTATTCCCATCGCAACCATGAGCAACCGCGAATGGGGCAGCATCGGCACGAACTATCTGAAAGGCTTGTTCGCTCTGGCATTTCAGGGCTTCCTCATCATGGTCTGTGTCGGCATCTATGCGGTGCTGATCAACGGCATGATCATCGCAGACAACATTCATTCGGCTCTGTTCTCTGTGGCAGCGTACACGGTCATTCTGTGCTTCTCGCTGTTCAAGACCGGAAGCCTCGCAAAATCCATTTTCCATGCGCACTAAGGAGGTCGGCAGCATGAAGAAGTACAGCATCATCTACGCCGATCCCCCTTGGGCGTATCGGACTTACTCCAAGAAGGGACAGGGGCGGTCGGCAGAAAGCCATTATCCGACGATGTGCATTGAAGACATCAAGGCACTTCCGGTTGGTGAACTGGCTGCGAAGGACTGCGCTCTGTTCCTCTGGATCACGTTCCCATGCCTCTGTGAAGCACTCGAAGTGCTGACGGCATGGGGATTTTCTTATAAGACCGTGGCTTTTGTATGGGTGAAGCAAAACCGCAGGAACGACGATCTCTTCACCGGCATGGGCTACTGGACAAGGGCAAACGCCGAAATCTGCATCCTTGCCACAAAGGGACACCCGAAGCGTGTTGACGCCGGTGTGCGTCAGGTCATCCTCAGCCACATCGAAGAGCATTCCAAAAAGCCGGATGAAGCGAGGGAACGCATTGTTCGGCTCATGGGAGACCTTCCCCGCGTGGAGCTTTTTGCCCGTCAGTCCCCCAAAGGCTGGGACGTTTGGGGCAACGAGGTCGAATGCAGCATTACTCTTGGAAAGGAGGAAACAGTCAATGGCATTTGTTCCGGTCCCGAAGGATCTTAACCGCGTCAAAACGAAGGTCATGTTCAACCTGACCAAGCGGCAGCTCATTTGTTTTTCCATCGCTGCGGCGGTCGGCGTCCCGATCTTCTTTCTGGCGAAGGCGCATCTCGACTTGTCTACGGCGGCAATGCTGATGGTGATTATCATGCTCCCGTTTATCTTCTTCGCGCTTTACGAGAAGGACGGTCAGCCCGCCGAAAAGTATCTGTACCACATCGTACAGTCCATGTTTATCCGAGACAAGGTGCGTCCCTATCGCACAAACAATCTCTACGCTGAGATTCAGCAGAAAATCAAAGAACAGGAGGAATTGCAGCTTGAACAACAGCACATTAAAGGCAAAGCCTAAGATGACGGTCAAAAACGGCGTCGTTTACGGTGATGCCCTTTCCGCTCAGGAGAAGAAGCGGATCGTCATGCAGAAGAAAAAGGACAGGAAGGCAAAGAAAGTCCGCAAGTCCGCCCAGCAGACCATCCCCTATGTGGAGATGTGCCGTGACGGTATCTGCAAGGTGAACAGCCGCCTCTACACGAAGTCCATCGCCTTTGAGGACATCAACTACCAGCTTGCGCAGAACGAGGACAAAACTGCCATCTTTGAGAACTGGTGTGACTTTCTGAACTACTTCGACAGCTCGATCTTCGTCCAGCTCTCCTTCATCAATCAGAAGGCAAGCCTCAATGAGTTCCGCAAGCGCATCAACATTCCGGCACAGGAGGACGCCTTCAACGACATCCGCTCCGAGTATTCCGGTATGCTGCAAAGCCAGCTCACCAAGGGCAACAATGGACTGGTCAAGAAGAAGTACATCACCTTCGGCATTGAGGCAGACTCACTCCGCACGGCAAAGCCGAAGCTCGAACGCATTGAAACCGATATTCTCAACAACTTCAAAACCCTTGGTGTGAGGACGGAACCGCTGTCCGGCTATGAGCGGCTGAAAGTGCTTCATGACGTGTTCAACATGGACACCAATGAGCCGTTCCGCTTTTCCTTTGACATGGTAGCCCGGACGGGACTCAGCACGAAGGACTTCATCGCGCCCACTTCCTTTGACTTCCGTGAAGGCAAGTGCTTCAAGATGGGCAGAACCATCGGCGCAGTGAGCTTCCTGCAAATCCTCGCGCCGGAACTCAATGACCGTATGCTTGCCGACTTCCTTGAGATGGACAGCAACATCACGGTCAATTTTCATATCCGGACGATTGACCAGGCGAAGGCAATCAAGAGCATCAAGATGAAGATCACCGACCTCGACAAGATGAAGATCGAAGAGCAGAAAAAGGCAGTCCGCTCCGGCTACGATATGGACATCATCCCGTCCGATCTTGCCACCTTCGGCGGTGAGGCAAAGCGTCTGTTGCAGGATCTCCAGACCCGCAATGAGAGACTGTTCCTTGTGACCATCCTCATCATGAATACGGCAACCAACCGCCAGAAGCTCGAAAACGCGGTGTTCCAGACCGCCGCCATTGCCCAAAAGTATAACTGTGCGCTCAAGCGTCTTGACTTCCAGCAGGAGGAAGGGCTGATGTCCTCTTTGCCTATCGGCGTCAATCAGGTGGAGATCGAGCGCGGACTGACCACTTCCAGCACAGCGGTTTTCGTGCCGTTCACCACTCAGGAGCTTTTTCAGGGCGGCGAAGCTCTCTACTACGGGCTGAATGCGCTGTCCAACAACATGATCATGGTGGACCGCAAGCAGCTCAAGAACCCCAACGGACTGATTTTGGGTACGCCCGGTTCCGGTAAGTCCTTCTCCGCAAAGCGTGAAATGACAAACGCCTTCCTCATCACGGAGGATGACATCATCGTCTGCGACCCCGAAGCCGAGTATTTTCCCCTTGTGCAGAAGCTCGGCGGTCAGGTCATCCGCATCTCGCCGGTCAGCACGGATTACATCAATCCTCTGGACATCAACACGAACTACTCCGAAGAGGAAAACCCGCTGACGCTGAAATCCGACTTTATCCTCTCCATGTGTGAGCTGATTGTCGGCGGCAAGGACGGCTTGCAGCCGGTTGAGAAGACCATCATTGACCGCAGTGTTCGCATGGTCTATCAGGAGTTTCTTGCAGACCCCAAGCCGGAGAAAATGCCGATCCTCGAAGACCTCTACAACATTCTGAGAAATCAGAAGGAGCCGGAGGCACAGCGCATTGCAACTGCCCTTGAAATCTATGTTCACGGCTCTCTGAACGTCTTCAATCACAGAACGAATGTGGATGTCAACAACCGCTTTGTCTGCTATGACATCCGCGAACTCGGCAAGCAGCTCAAAAAGCTCGGTATGCTGATCGTGCAGGATCAGGTGTGGAACAGAGTTACCATCAACCGCGCCCAGCACAAGGCAACTCGCTACTACATGGACGAGTTCCACCTTTTGCTAAAAGAGGAACAGACCGCCGCGTACAGCGTGGAAATCTGGAAGCGTTTCAGAAAATGGGGCGGCATCCCCACCGGCATCACGCAGAACGTCAAGGATCTTCTTGCCTCCCGCGAGGTGGAAAACATCTTTGAAAACTCGGATTTTGTCTACCTTCTGAATCAGGCATCCGGCGACCGGCAGATTCTCTCGAAGGCGCTGAACATCTCGCCCAGCCAGCAGAACTACATCACCAATTCCAATGCCGGTGAGGGGCTGATCTTCTACGGCTCGACCATCGTTCCTTTCAAGGACGATTTCCCGAAGGACACCCAGCTCTACCGCATCATGACCACCAAGCCCGAAGAAACCGTACAGAATTAAGGAGGATTTTGAATATGAATAAGAACTTCAATCTTGAGAACGCCAAGAGCATCATCGCAGAAGCCAGCGGTGTCCCCGTAAACACCACGTTTGGCAGCATCACCAAGCCGATTGACCTTCTGCTTGAGGTCATCGACATGAGCGCCGATCTCATTGCCCTCATCCACGAGGAAACCGAACTGAAAAAGCACCATCGCGCCTACCTCCACGTTCATGAGGAACTGGAGGACTGCGCCGACCAGATGGCAGAGCGTATGCAGGAGATTTTCGATGAGACCACTGACTGTGTGATCAAGCTGATGAAGGATGTCCACGAGACGTTCCGAGTCCGCAAGCAGGAAGCGGCTGAGGACGATGCCGATACCGTCACCATCGCCAAGGAAGACTACGAAACCATGATCGACGATCTGCTCACGATGTCCGAAATCATTCAGTGCGTCGCAGATATGCGCACGCAGGATGTGAAGGCAATCCGCGAGTTCGGCAAGTTCGTCCCCGCCTTTGCCGCCTTTGAGAAGAACCGCCTGAGCCTCTATCGTGAGGCGGCGAAGGAAGCCGAGGAAATCTTCGACCGTTGGGCGGACGAGATTGACGATCTCGATGAGGACTACGAGCCGGACGAGTTCTTCTCTGACTGAGCCGTCCGGCTCTCAAAGGAAGGAGCTGATACCCATAGAGCTTGACATCATTCATACCGGCGATTGCCTTGAAATCCTGAAAACTCTGCCCGATGACAGCGTTCATTGCTGTGTGACGTCCCCTCCGTATTACGCGCTCCGCGATTACGGCATGGATGCCCAGATCGGTAGAGAGACAACGCCGAAGGAATATATTTCGCGCCTGACGGAAGTGTTTACCGAAGTCAGGCGCGTTTTGCGTCCGGATGGAACGCTCTGGCTGAACATCTCGGACACCTACGCCGGGAAAGGCAATCAGGGCGAATTTGTTGACCCGAAGAACCCCAACGGCAGAAACGGTCAGGCTGTGGCTCTCAACAACAAGGTTGAGGGCTGCAAGCCGAAAGACATGATCGGCATTCCGTGGATGCTGGCTTTTGCTCTCCGCGATACCGGATGGTATCTGCGCAACGACATCATCTGGATGAAGGATAACCCCATGCCGGAGAGCGTCAAAGCCCGCTGCGCCCGCTGCTATGAGCATATTTTCCTGTTCTCAAAGTCCAAGAAGTATTTCTTTGACTACAAGGCAATCTCCGAGCCGATTGCCCCCGCAACGGCAGAACGCCTCAAGCGCGGCATGAAGGGCGGCAACAAATACGGCAAACCCGTTCCCGGTCAGCCTCAGCCGCAGTCCATCAACCGCCCCCGTGAGCATGGCGAGATCAAGGATTGTGACATCAATCCGCTCCGCAACAAGCGCGATGTCTGGAAGATCAACACCGTCCCCTTTAAGGGCGGTCACTATGCTGCCTACCCTCCGAAGCTGGTTGAAACCTGTCTTCTCGCCGGTTGTCCAGAAGGCGGCATTGTGCTTGACCCCTTTATGGGAAGCGGCACAACCGCTATGGTTGCCTCACAGATGGGACGGCATTTCGTGGGTGTAGAGCTGAACCCTGAATACACCGAGCTTGCCTACAAGCGGATTGGAGGTGAAATCTGATGTCCAAGGAACCGGAACTCAAAGCCCGCGACAAGGTAGTCGTGCGGATGACGCGGGAGGGCGCGGTTGAGGAAAACCTGACGGCTGGCACCGAGCAGCGTGTGTCAAAGAGGCTGGAAGATGCAGAGCTGGTCAAGCCCGCTGAGACAGCCGAGCCTTCTGCGGAGGAACAGAAAAAGGCGCAGATGCGCCGTCAACAGCGTCAGTTTCAGGCGGAGCACGCCGAGGATAACGACACACAGCCGCTCTCGGAAACGTCCGTCACAGAAGAGAAAAGGGCAGAAAATCCACCCCAGAATGCACCTGAACCGCTGCCTTCGCCAGAAACGCCGTTCAAGCCTCCAACCTTAGAGCAGCACGGTGTTTCTTCTCATACCGGCACGGTGATTGCCGAAACGGTTGTCACGCACAAGCTGCGCAAGACCTCTGCGGTTGAAGCAGTGGATGCAGATGCCATTCTCACTCAAGCGGCGGAGACTGCCTCTGCAAAGCCGGTCTCGGACGATGCCGTCTCGACCACGAAGCGGATGCAGAAGCTCGAAAGGAAGTCCGAAAAGGCGCATGAGCGTCTGGACGCTGCCCGCGAGAAGCTACCTACGCACAAGGTTCTCAAGAAAGAGCGTGTCTTTGATGAGGAAACCGGCAAGGGCAAAACCCGCCTTCATTTTGAAGATGAGCTGAAAAAGCTGAAGGGCAAGGGCAAGCTGCAATTCGAGGCAGACAAAACCGTCCGCAAGGTCGGTGACACTTTCGCCTCCGGCATTCACGGCAAAATCCATGAGGTCGAACAGGAAAACACGGCGGTTGAGGCGGCGCATAAAACGGAGATCGCCGCTGAGACTGCCGCTCGGCATTTCAGTCATCATCGGCAAAGCAGCGTCAACAAGCCCTACGAGAAGGTCTCCAAGCTGGAACACAAGGCGGATGCTGCGGATGCGAAGCTCCAATATGAAAGAAATCAGCAGGAGCATCCTGAGATGAAGAAGCAGAACATGAACAAGCACTACCAGAAGCAGAGCATCAAGAAGGAATATGCCGCTGCACGGAATGCCGGTTCTCAGACTGCCGGGACTGCCACGAAGAATACCGGCAAGAAGCTCGGCGAAAAGGTGTCCGACAAGCTCAAGGAGTTCTTTGAGAACAACAAGAAGGTCTTCATCTGGATCGGCGTCGGAGTTGTCCTTCTCGTTTTGCTCGGTGCCGGTATCAGCTCGTGTTCGATGCTCACCTCTACCGGCTCGTCGGTTATCGCTTCCTCTTATCTCAGCGAGGATGACGCGATGCTGGGCGCGGAGGCGCAGTATTGCCGGATGGAGCAGGAGCTGCAACGCTATCTCGACACCTACGAAAGCACTCACAACTATGATGAATATCACTTCGATCTGGATGATATTGAGCATGACCCCTATGTGCTGATCTCCATCCTCTCGGCTCTCCATGAGGGCGAGTTCACGCTGGATGAGGTGCAGGGTACGCTCCAAATGCTGTTTGAAAAGCAGTACATCCTCACCGAAGAGGTCATCGTCGAAACCAGATACCGCACGGAGACCGACACATGGACGGATGCGGACGGCAACACGCACACGGAAACCTATCGCGTCCCGTATGACTACTACATCTGCAACGTGAAGCTCGAAAACTTCAATCTCTCCCATGTCCCGGTCTACATCATGTCTCAGGAACAGCTTTCCATGTACGCAACGTATATGTCGGTGCTGGGCAACCGCGAGGATCTATTCGGTGACTCTCCCTATGTGGACAAGTACATTACAAATCCTCCCGCCGACTACGATGTCAACCCGGAATACCTGAACGACGAGAAGTTTGCAACGCTGATTACCGAGGCGGAAAAGTATCTCGGCTATCCGTATGTGTGGGGCGGCTCCAATCCCGACACGTCCTTCGACTGCTCCGGCTTCGTCAGCTACGTTCTCACAAACAGCGGACTTGTGAATACCGGGCGGTTGGGCGCACAGGGGCTTTACAACATCAGTACGCCGGTTTCAAAGGCGAATGCACAGCCCGGTGATCTCATCTTCTTTGTCGGAACGTATGACACCCCCGGTGTGTCTCACGTCGGCATCTATGTTGGTGATGGGGTCATGATCCATTGCGGCGATCCCATTCAGTACACATCCATCAACTCTTCCTATTGGCAGCAGCATTTCTACGCCTTCGGAAGACCCGCCTATTAAAAGAAAGGAGTTTTGCATGAATCCCAAGTATCAGAAAGTCCTCTCCGACATTGAGAAGGCTGAAAAGAAGAAGTCCGAAATCGAAGGACAGCTCAAGGAGCTGTACGACAAGAAGACGGAGCTGGAAAACCTTGAAATCATCAATACCGTGCGCTCTATGGTGATGGACAAGGATCAGATCATGGCGTTCCTGTCTTCCATGAAGGGCGGCACCAAGCCCGCTGAAAATACGGAGGTAATCGACAATGCGTAAGAAGTTTCGTTTTCTGACCATCCTTGCGGTCTGCGTCATGGTTCTGTCCTGCTTCTCTGTCACGGCGTTTGCCTACGCCGATGATACCGAGCAGAACCTTCCCGTTACGGAGGCAACTCAGCCCGAACAGCAGCCCACAGTCACTCCCACGCCGGAAAAGCCGAAGGGTGAGCCGATTGACGATGAGGGCAACGCCTACACCCGCGACTTGCTCTATGACAAGGCAACCAACAAGCAGTTCATCACCATTCAGACGAAAAACGGCAACACCTTCTTCATTGTCATCGACTACGATGCGCCCATCAACGAGGATGAGGAACAGTACCAGACGTACTTCCTGAACATGGTCGATGAGAGCGATCTGCTTGCACTGCTGGATGATGACACTGCGGCGGCTCTGACCACCTGTAACTGCAAGGAAAAGTGCGCTGCCGGTCAGGTCAACACCGACTGCCCGGTCTGCAAGACCAACATGAGTGAATGCACCGGCACAGCCCCCGTTACACCTGAGCCGGACAAGGATGCAGAAAGCGATGTCCCCGCACCTAAGCCCGAAAAGAAATCCAACGTCGGCATGATCCTCGTCATCTTTGCCCTTGCCGGTGCTGCGGGTGCAGCTTATTACTACATCAAGTTCGTCAAGGGCAGAAAGCCCAAGGATGAGGACATGGACTTCTTTGATGATGAAGGCTACGAGGAAGAGCCGTACATCAACGAGGATGAAGAGCCGCAGATTGCGGAGGACGCTGAAACGGATGGTGATGAAGATTGATCTTAGTCATTGCTGAAAAGCCCAGCGTTGCCCAGTCCATCGCAAAGGTTCTGGGCGCAACGTCCCGAAAGGACGGCTATATGGAGGGCGGCAATTACATCGTTTCGTGGTGCTTCGGTCATCTGGTGGAGCTGGCAGACGCCAGCTCCTACGATGAGCGGTATGCCAAGTGGCGGTATGACGATCTGCCCATTGTTCCGGAAAGCTGGATGTTTGAGGTCACGAAGGACAAAGCACAGCAGTTCAAGGTGCTGTCCGCTCTCATGAAGGACAAGCGCGTCACCGAGCTGGTCTGCGCAACCGATGCAGGACGCGAGGGTGAGCTGATCTTCCGGCTGGTCTACAACAAAGCCGGATGTACCAAGCCCTTCAAGCGTCTGTGGATCAGTTCGTTGGAGGACTCCGCCATCCGCGAAGGCTTCCAGCATCTCCGGGACGGCAAGGAATATGACCGTCTCTATGAAGCGGCACTCAGCCGCTCGAAGGCGGACTGGATCGTCGGCATCAACGGCACCCGCCTGTTCACCACGCTCTATCACAAGAAGCTGGTGGTCGGGCGCGTCCAGACGCCGACCCTTGCAATGCTGGTGGAGCGTGACGGGAAAATCTCCACCTTCCAGAAGGAAAAGTATTTCAACGTCCACGTCGGCAAGGGCGATCTGACCGCCGATCTGGAAAAGGTCAAAACCGAAGAGGAAAAAAGGGGGCGGGCGGGGGAAAAAAAAAAAAAGCCGGCCGTCGTTTCTTCTCTCAAGCGGGAGACGAAAACCGTCAATCCTCCGAAGCTCTATGATCTGACTACCTTGCAGCGCGAAGCGAACCGCTACTGCGGCTTCACCGCCCAGCAGACGCTCGATCTCGTACAAACACTCTACGAAAAGAAGCTCCTGACCTATCCGCGCACGGACAGTCAGTTTATCACGGATGATATGGAGGACACTGCCCGTCAGGTCATTTCTATCGTCTGCCGCCAGCTTCCGCTTTTCTCCGGCGTTTCGATTACTCCGGACATTGCCCGCGTAACCGACAACAGCAAGGTCACAGATCACCACGCCATTCTCCCGACCATCCAACTTGAAAAGCAGGATGTTTCCGCGCTCCCTCAGTCGGAACAGAAAATCCTCAATCTTGTCGGGATGCGCCTTCTGTGTGCGACCGGTGAGAAGCACACCTACGCAGAAACGCAGATCACGCTCTCCTGCGAGGGTTATGTGTTCAAAACCAAGGGCAAGACCGTCGTTCAAAACGGATGGAAAGCCATCGAAGAGCTGTTCAAGTCCTCCCTCAAGACGAAGGAAAAGGACGATCCCATGAAGTCCCTGCCCGAAGTCCACGAGGGCGATATGCTGGATGGTGTGTCCGCCAGCGTCACCGAACACTTCACAACGCCTCCGAAGCAGTACACGGAAGACACGCTCCTGTCTGCGATGGAGACTGCCGGAAACGATCAGTTCGACGATGACACCGAGAAGAAAGGTCTCGGCACTCCCGCAACCCGCGCCGGTATCATTGAAAAGCTGGTAAAGTCCGGCTTTGCTGAACGCAAGGGCAAATCCCTCATTCCCACAAAGGACGGCTGCAACCTCGTCTGCGTCCTGCCGGAACAGATCACCTCTCCCGCAATGACGGCGGAATGGGAAAACACGCTCATGGAGATTGAGCGCGGCAATGCGGATGCAGACGCCTTTCTCAGCGGCATTGTCCGGATGACCGGGGATCTCGTGAAAGCCTATCCGTTTCTCTCCGATGCCGAAGCCCAGCGTTTCGGCACGGGTAAGGAGGAAATCGGCAAATGTCCTCGTTGTGGATCTCCGGTCTACGTCGGTAAGGGCAACTTCTACTGCTCGAACAAGGACTGCTCCTTTTGCCTGTGGGAAGACAACAAGTTCTTTTCCAGCAAGAAAAAGAAGCTGACCAAGAAGATTGCAAAGGAGCTGCTGGACAAGGGCTGGTGCCGAGTGACCGGGCTTTACACGCCGAAGAAGCCTCAGCTCTACGATGCTGTCATTCGTCTGGATGACAGCGGCGGCAAATACGTCAGCTTCAAGATGGAGTTTGACCGATGAGCCGCCCAAAGTATATTGCCTCTTGCAGCGGAGGCAAGGATAGTGTGGCAACCCTTCTGCTGGCTGCACAGCACAATGAACCGCTGGATGAAGCCGTGTTCAGTGAGGTCATGTTCGACAAAGACACAAGCGGCGAAGTCCCGGAACACCGGGACTTCATTTATGACCAGCTCAAGCCCTTCTGCGAAAAGGAGCTGGGCATCAAGTTCACCATTCTCCACGCGGACAAGACCTACGATGAGGTGTTCCATCATATCATCACCCGCGGACCGCACAAGGGCGAGGTTCGCGGCTTTGCATGGGCTGGTATGTGTGCAGTCAATCGGGACTGCAAAATCCCGCCCGTCCGAAAGTACAATACCGCGCTTTCTCCGGACACTGTGAGCTATGTCGGCATCGCGGAGGATGAGCCAAAACGCCTTGCTCGTCTGGATGGAATAACGAAGGTCAGTCTGCTTGCCAAGTACGGCATGACCGAAGCGGATGCCTACAAGCTCTGTCAGGAACACGGTTTGCTTTCCCCAATCTACGCTCACTGCCGAAGAAACGGCTGCTGGTTCTGTCCCAACGCCAGTGACTCGGAGCTGCTGCACATGGTCACAAAGCACCCGGATATGTTTGACAGACTGATTGAATGGGAGAAGGAGGATAACATCTTTCATCGTCGGCTGACACGCAGAGAAACCCCGTCTGAGGTAAAGGCTCGTTTATTGAGCAAATCTCAGACGGGGGTTTCTTCTCCCCGAAACAAATCCGAAATGGAGGTTTGAAATGGCTGAAAACAAAAATGCACAGCAAGTCCGCGAAATCACGGACAAGCTGGAACAGGGCATCAAGGAGCTGTTTGAATCCGAGCGGTTCAAGGAATATCTCCGCACGATGTCCAAGTTCTACAACTATTCCTTCAACAACACGCTGCTCATTGCGATGCAGAAGCCGGAGGCAACCTATGTTGCCGGTTATACCTCGTGGCAGCGTAACTTTGAGCGTCAGGTCATGAAGGGCGAAAAAGGCATCAAGATTCTCGCACCCGCGCCGTACAAGGCACAGGAAGAGCGCGAGAAGATTGACCCCGTGACGCAGAAGCCCGTGATCGGCGCAGATGGAAAAACTGTCACGGAAACGGTCGAAGTTCTGCGCCCTGCCTTTAAGGTGGTGAGTGTCTTTGATGTCTCACAGACGGACGGCAAGGAGCTTCCGGACATTGTTGTCGATGAACTGAAAGGCACCGTCGAGAACTACGAGGCGTTCTTCGATGCGCTCAGGCAGGAATCTCCCGTCCCCATTTCCTTTGAGGACATTCCGGGCGGTGCAAAGGGATTCTTCTCTCCGGTTGAAAGCCGCATTGCCATTCAGGAGGGCATGAGCGAAATCCAGACGGTCAAGACCGCCATTCACGAGATCGCCCACGCAAAGCTCCACGCCGTCAAGCCGGACGAGAAAGCCGCGCCAGAAGATAAGAAGGATCGGCACACCAAGGAGGTTGAAGCGGAAAGCGTTGCCTACACCGTCTGCCAGCGTTACGGCATTGAAACCTCGGACTATTCCTTCGGTTACATCGCCGGTTGGTCATCCGGCAAGGAAACCAAGGAACTGAAAAGCTCTCTGGACACCATCCGCAAGACGGCGGCTGAGATGATCGAGGGCATTGACGCCAAGCTCAAGGTGCTGCTGGCAGAGAAGTCACAGTCCGTCGAGCAGGAAACCGTTCCGGAGGAAAAGCCGGAAGTCCCCATTTACCGCGAGACAGCGAATTACGCCTATGAAGCCGATGAGCTGGAGTCATATCGTGCTTCTCTCGCCGCAAACGTGGAATGCCGCAAAGCGATTGAAGCGGCGATCAGCTCCAACTACGGAGATAACCGGCTGGATGCGGATGCTGCCGTAAAAAGCGTCCTTGAGCAATTCTCTCCGGAGCGTGTCCGATATGTCCTCGCAAACACCATTCAGCAGAAAGACTTTGACGGGCGCATTCCCCAGCCCCTCAAGGAATGGGCGAAGACCGTTGATGTCTGCCCCGAAAACGCCTCTCGCTTCCTTGTGGATAAACCCAATCCCGGACTGACGGCACTTTTCGTGGATGCGTTCCGTCAGCAGACCGAACCCCAGAAGGAAGTCACTTCTGAGAAAACAGAGGAAAGAGACCCGGAGGTCGTTGCATGGGAGAACGATGAGATTACCTCTATTGAGGTAAAAACCGTGGAGGTCAAGTCTCCCTTTGCTCCCTTGCCGGAGGAAGCAGCGCAAGCACCGAAGGCGCACCGTCTGACTGCGGAAGAGAAGGAAATCAAAGCCGCCGTCATAGACACGCTCAAGGGGCAGATTGCCTATAACAACGACGGAATGCGGGCTTCCTACCGCGCCTCTAACCACTCCTTCAATCTGCTGGCACGGAACGGCGTCAGGATTGAGGGCAACACGGTCACGCAGAATGGTGAGCCGCTGTTCAAAATCCATCGCCGTCATGCGGCGCGGAAAACACAGGGCTGTTACCGTGAGCTGATGCCGACGCTGGAATACGTCAAGCAGGAGCAGAAGCAGGAAAAGCCCTCTATCCGCGATCAGCTCAAAGCTGCCGCGAAAACGCAGCCGGAGAAGAAGTCTCCGGTCAAATTCAAAACGCACGACATGGAGTTGTGAGAAAGGAGACGCATGAAGAAATACACAGACGTTGACATCGTTGCGGAGCTGCAGAAGCTCGTGGACAGTCATGTAGACAGCTACAAGGAAGACTTCGACATCGACAAGCGTATCATCCGCCGCGCTGCCGAAAGCCGGAATCCCGAAGACAAAACGCTGATGTGGTTCTGCCGTCCGCATGGAACGCACTGTCTCAACGAAAATCAGGTCTTTATTCAGGGGACGCGGGATCACAACACCTTCCGCTTTTATGCGGAACAGACCTACGACGAGTGCGTTGCCCGCGTCATTGTCCCGAAAGCCGTTAAGCGCGGCAAGGTCTTCGGAGATGTATTTGAGATCAACTACCGGGAACAGGCGGCAAATGTGGCGCAGAACGCGGTTGCGCCAGATCATGACCGGTTGACCTTCGCAGACGGCTATGTGCTGGACGCACCCTGCCGCAGCAGCTTCGCTGCAGCAATGTCTCTGGTCGGTGAGCATGGCGGCGTCAAAACCTACCAGACGCTCCCGAAGGACGCGGATGCTCTGGCGGAAGTGCTGTCCAAGCAGAAAAGCCGCCGTGACAGACTGCCGGAGGCAGAGAGGACAGAGGTGCTTTCGCCTCTGTCCATCTCTGAACTCCGCAAGTACGAAGCGGTCAAAAAGGCGCATCCGGACGCGCTGGTTTGCTTTGCTCAAAACGGCTATTTTGAGCTGTACGGCAAGGACGCGGAAAAAGCCGCGCCCCTGCTCGGCACAAAGCTCCTTGAGAAGAAGGTACGCGGCAAGCCCTCCATGCCGGTGACCGGCTTCCGTGAAAGCGCATGGGTAGCCGGTTCTCACAAGCTCTGGAAGTCCGGCGCAGATGTCTTTCTCAGCAAGGACGGCGAGACCTTCAAGGAACTCAAAGCCGCAGATTACATTCCTGTCGGTGCGACGCTGAATGTGGATGGGATCAAGTGCAGAATCGACGCGGTTGATTTTGACGCCGATGAAGTCCGGCTGACGAACATTGAGGACAAGAACCGCCCCATTCGCTTTTCTGAGAGCATCCAGTATGTCCGTTCGTATGTGGAGGATGCCGGGACTGCCATCTACGACACCATCCCCAAGAAACCCGCTGCCCGTGAATCCATCCGCGACAAGCTGAAATCCGCGCAGAAAG